AATACATAGAATATATAGAGGATGAATTTAAGCACAGAGAAGAAGGCTTATGGTTTGATAACAACGGCAGTAATTCTTATATTACTGGTACTCATTACATGTACTTGCAATGGTCAAAGATTGATGTCGGGTTACCAGACTTCAGAGAATCAAATAGGTTATTCTACATATTTTGGGAAGCCTGTAAAGCAGATAAACGATCGTACGGTATTTGTTACCTTAAGAACAGACGTTCTGGATTTTCATTCATGTCGTCGGGAGAAACAGTTAACGAAGCTACAATATCGTCAGATGCAAGATTCGGCATACTACTTAAATCGGGGCAGGACGCGAAGAAAATGTTTACAGACAAAGTTGTACCGATCTCGGTCAACTATCCGTTCTTTTTTAAACCTATACAAGACGGTATGGACCGTCCCAAAACGGAACTGGCATATAGAGTACCCGCTTCCAAATTTACGAGAAGAAAACTAGACGACAATAATGTAGCGGAAGATCTTGACGGATTAGATACAACTATTGATTGGAAAAATACAGGTGATAACAGTTATGACGGCGAAAAGCTAAAGCTATTAGTTCACGATGAAAGCGGTAAATGGGAAAGACCTACAAACATACTTAACAACTGGAGGGTTACAAAAACTTGTTTAAGATTAGGTAGTAGAATAGTAGGTAAGTGCATGATGGGCTCTACATCAAATTCTTTAGACAAAGGCGGAGCAAACTTTAAAAAATTATATAATGGATCGAACGCATCTACTAGAAACAAGAATGGTCAAACTAAAACGGGGCTATACAAACTTTTTATTCCTATGGAATGGAATTATGAGGGTTTTATTGATCAGTACGGCCATCCTGTGTTTGATGTTCCAAAGGAAGAGACCTTCGGACCACAAGGAGACGAAATAACAGAAGGGGTAGTAGAACATTGGGAAAATGAAGTAGAAGGACTAAAAGATGATCCAGATGCACTTAATGAATATTATCGACAGTTTCCAAGAACGGAAGCTCACGCTTTTAGAGATGAAGCAAAGCAATCGTTATTTAACTTAACAAAAATCTATCAACAGATAGATTATAACGATGAATTAAGAAACAACACGATGGTTACTCAAGGTAACTTTCAATGGGAAAACGGAATTAAAGATACCAGGGTAATGTTTTATCCTAATAAAAACGGTAGGTTTTATATAACTTGGGTTCCTGATCAAAACATACAAAATCACGTAATAATAAAAAATGGTAACAAACATCCAGGTAACGAACACATGGGAGCTTTTGGCTGCGATAGTTATGATATTAGTGGTGTTGTTGGTGGTGGTGGTTCTAACGGAGCACTTCATGGATTAACTAAGTTTTCAATGGAGGATGTACCTCCTAATCACTTTTTTTTAGAATATATAGCTAGACCTTCAACAGCTGAAATGTTTTTTGAAGACGTATTAATGGCTTGCGTGTTTTACGGCATGCCAATACTTTGTGAAAACAATAAGCCTAGATTGCTTTATTATTTAAAGCGTAGAGGGTATAGAGGCTTTAGCATTAATAGACCCGATAAAACATATAACAAATTGTCTTTATCAGAAAAAGAGGTTGGTGGAATACCCAATTCAAGTGAAGATATAAAGCAAGCTCACGCCTCAGCAATTGAAACTTACATAGAAGATTTTGTAGGTATAACTAAAGAAGGCTATGGAGATGTTTATTTGCAAAGAACATTAGAAGATTGGGCTAAGTTTGATATAAATAATCGAACAAAACATGATGCTTCAATAAGTTCAGGCTTAGCTTTGATGGCTTGTAACAAACACAGGTACAGTCCAAAGGGAGCTATAACAGTTAATAAAATTAACTTAGGCTTTAAAAAATACAATAACGAGGGAACTACTTCAAAAATAATGTAATAAATGAATGTAAGTACAAATACTAATAGCCCATTTCCGGATCAGGTAGTAAGTGATGCTGAGAAAGCAACTATAGAATATGGATTGCAGGTTTCACGAGCTATTGAACAGGAGTGGTTTAATTATGGTGGTAGTGGTTCTAATAGATATGCTTCTAATTGGAATAACTTTCACAACTTAAGATTATACGCCAGAGGAGAGCAAAGTGTTCAAAAGTATAAAGATGAGTTAGCTATTAACGGGGATTTGTCTTATCTTAATTTAGATTGGACACCAGTGCCAATACTTTCAAAGTTTTCAAATATAGTAGCTAATGGTATAACTCAAAAGCAATATGATATTACATCGTATGCTCAAGATCCTGAATCATTAAGAAGAAGAACAAAACATGCGTCAAACATTTTGTTTGATATGAACACCAAAGAAGAGCAAGCTTTAGCTTCCGAAATAACTAATGTTTCTTTTAAAAAATCAGCAATACCTAATGATGAATTGCCAGAAACTTTAGAGGAAAGAGATCTTCACATGCAGTTGAGTTACAAGCAAGCTATTGAAATAGCTGAAGAAGAAGCTATTAATACTGTATTAGCTACAAATGAATTTGATTTAGTTAAGTCAAGAGTAAATCAAGATTTAGTTAATATAGGTATAGGTATAACTAAAACATCGTTTAACCCAGCTGAAGGAATAGTAGTTGATTATGTTAATCCGGCTTACTGCGTTTGGTCTTACACAGAAGACCCAAACTTTGATGACATATATTATGTAGGTGAAGTTAAATCTATAACTATACCAGAACTTAAAAAAGAATTTCCTCACATTTCTAATGAGGAATTAGAACGAATCCAAAAATCACCAGGTAACCGTAGACTTATACGAGGCTTTGAAAACTACGATTACAATACTGTTCAGGTTATGTACTTTGAGTACAAAACTTATACTGATCAAGTGTTTAAAATTAAAAGAACTGATAATGGTTTAGAAAAAGCTATTGAAAAAACAGATGCTTTTAATCCTCCGCCAAATGACAATTTTGATAGAGTTTCAAGGTCAATTGAAGTTTTATATGAAGGAGCTAAAGTTGTTGGGTCTGATATGATGCTTAAATGGGAAATGTCTGAAAACATGACAAGACCTATGGCGGATACAACTCGGGTTGAAATGAGTTACTCAATGGCTGCGCCTAGAATGTATAAAGGAGTTATACAATCTCTTATAAGCAAGTGTATAGGCTTTGCTGATGTAATACAGCTAACACATTTAAAAATACAACAAGTATTGTCTAGAATGGTTCCTGACGGAATATTTTTAGATATGGACGGCTTAGCTGAAGTAGATTTAGGGAATGGAACAAATTACAATCCAGCAGAAGCATTAAATATGTATTTTCAGACAGGTTCTGTTGTAGGTAGATCATTAACTCAAGATGGAGATATGAATAGAGGTAAAGTGCCTATTCAAGAATTATCTTCGTCAAGTGGTATTGGAAAAATACAATCTTTAATTACAGCATATAATTACAATATGCAAATGATTAGAGATGTAACAGGTTTAAACGAGGCAAGAGATGGAGCTATGCCTGATCCTAATGCTTTAGTAGGATTACAAAAGATGGCTGCTAACGCATCTAACACAGCTACGAAACATATTCAAGACGCTAGTATTTACTTAGCGTTAAGCACTTGTGAAAATATTTCTTTAAAAATTGCCGATGTTTTAAACTTTCCGCTTACTAAAAATTCATTAATGAATAGTGTATCTACATTTAATGTAGAAACATTAAAAGAAATTGAAAATCTTAATTTGCATGACTTTGGAATATTTTTAGAAATGGAACCAGACGATGAACAAAAAGCAGATTTACAGCAAAACATACAGATAGCTTTACAAACAAAAGAAATTGATATAGAGGATGCTATTGATATTAAAGAAATAAAAAATATAAAGCTTGCTAATCAAATGCTTAAATTAAAGCGTAAGAAAAAACAAGAAGCAGCTCAAGAGTTAGTGCAAAAAAATATTCAAGCTCAAGCGCAGGCAAATGCCCAATCTTCAGAAAAAGCAGCTATGGCCGAAGTTCAAAAGCAACAAGCATTAACTGCTGAAAAAGTTGCTATAGAGCAAGCTAAAGCTGGATTTGAAATGCAAAGAATGCAAGCTGAAGCTATGATTAAAAAAGAATTAATGGCTACAGAATTTCAATATAATATTCAATTAGCTCAAGCCAGTGTAGCCGCAACACAACAAAAAGAAAAAGAAATAGAAGATCGTAAAGATAAAAGAATAGAAAAAGAAGGTACACAGCAAAGCGAACTAATACAACAAAGACAAACAGAGGGAATGCCTAAGAATTTTGAATCACAAGGCAATGACGTAATGGGTGGATTTGATTTATCTTCGTTTGACCCTTCGTAATAAAGTATTTAATAATTATATAATATCATATCATGAGTGAACAAGTAAAAACGGAAGGATCTTTTAAGATCAAATCCAAACCAAAATTAACTGAGGAACAAATAGGTGCTCAAAACAAAGAGCCT